GAGCTGTCTTCGGGTGCCAGTTCTGACCACAGCTCCTTTTAAATATCTTGATTTAGCAACGCCGATTTTTATTGACCGCCTTAAAAGCCCACTATCAACCGGCGCTCTTGATATTGCCAAATTCTTAACTGGCTCCATTGCCGTTTTCACGGCCTCGGTCATCAACTTACCGCTCACCCTGCGGCTCATGTTATCCAGCTTGGCCTTTAACTGCGCTGCGCCTGTTACCTTGTAGTTTAGCTTTATCGAGTTAGCCACTGGTGTCTTCCCTTAGTTCGAGCTGAATCTCGCGACCCATGCCGGACTTATCCAAAACAGTAACGATATCGAATATACGTGCGCCAAAGACTACCCGGTCCGTATGAACTACATCCATATAACGCATTGTTGCCTTGAATGATCTGATGCTTTCATCGCCATCCGTTGCTCTTAAATAAACCCACGTGTTCGCCCAGGTTGCCCAGTTGTCGATTTCCTCGCCTGAATTACCCTGTGTCGGCGTGTTTCTTTGGATCGTCACAAAGTCACGCATTAAACCGGCGCGCATCAGAAGAGCCAGCGTCTATAGGGCCAAAGAATGTCTTCAGCGCCACTCGGGATTTCAGAAACGACTACGCCGGCGCCGATCACAGTATTTTCGCGAGCCACATCACACGCGCCAATCCATAACGACATGGCATGCTTGATATCTTCCTGGACATTGCCTGCGTGCAACTGACCTGCGATATAAATAATGGTCACAGCGTTGAATTGAGCTCGCGTACTCGGCCAACTAAAGCCATAGGCCGGGGCCAGGCGGCCATCTTCATCAAACTGGAAATCGGTAAATGATTGACTCACGCCATCAGTGTCAACATAGCTGATCGATGTAATGCTTTGAATCGGCCCCATTGGAAGGCAGGTTATGTCGCTGAAAGCGTCCTCTTTGTATTGCCAAGTGCTGGTAATCAGCGTTTCCCTTAAAAATGTTTCAGTTCGATGCCTAACTGCAGGAATGTAGAGCCTGAAAGCATCATCGTCGGCCGTACTCGATGCAATCCGTAAGTGGTTTTTTAGTTCCGTTAGGGATAGCGCCTCGCTGGCCGCGTCTAAGATGCGAGTCAGATTCATTACGACTTAACGCCTTCCTTTTTCGCGGCTTCCTTTTTCACTTCATCGGTTTTTTCTTGATCCGCTTTCGTCGACTTTGCGACAACAGGCTTCGCCCATTTATCCTTCAAGGCAATTTTTGCAAGGTCATCGCTCAAATCACGTTCGGTGTCCTTCACAAATTCCTCTGTGATTGCGCCGGTCTGCGATCCCTTGGTTGTTTTCAAGATTTTGAATTTCTTCATGGCATAAAAAAGGGCGAGGTTATTAGCCTCGCCCTATCCCTTTCAGGTTGGTTTCAGGTTTACGGGTTGGCGGTCGGCGCGTTATTCGGATGACCGAGCAACGGTATGATCGCAATCGGAGCCGAGCCAGTATTCGCAGCCGGCGTTACCGTGCAGCGGGTGTATCGCTTTGTCCCGTTGTAGCCGATACGCCGCGCACCTTGATCAGCTGCGAAGGTAAACGCAGCCAGAACCTCAGTGCCCAGCAGGTCAGCATCAGCCACAGCAGCAGCATCCGACAAGTTGGCCGCATCGCCCTCTTCAACCAATACGACAAAGGTTGCATCGACATCAGCCAACGTCCCTGCCCCGATCAAATATTCCAGGCTCTCATAGCCCTGGCGATCAACAATCGGCGAAACCACCGCAGTAGTGTCACTGACTGTGACAACCGCGGCACCAGGTGAATAAACATTGTTATGTAAATCACGCATTTTTAAATCTCCAGTAAAAGCCCCGCCGAAGCGGGGTTAGATTGATTAAGCGAACTTCAGCAGTTTGATGGCTGCGAAATCCTGTACACCGCCACCAACACGCTTTGTGGTGTAGAAGTGCACAAAAGGCTTGTTGGTGTAGGGATCACGCAAGATACGTGCACCCATCCGGTCGGTGATGACATAACCGCGACGGAAGTCACCAAACGCAATCGAAAAGCTGTTCGCTGCGATGTCCGGCATGTTGTCGTCGGCCTCAATGGGCTTGCCCAGCAAGGAGTCAGGCACACCAGCTTCAAGACCAGCTTTCCAGATGTAGGCGCCATCGCTGTCTTTCAGCTTGCGAACCGCTGCGACAGTCAGATCGTTCATCAAAAACGTGCCGTTTGAACGATAACCGGGCTTCAGCGAATGCTGCAGATCGATAATCACGTCGCCGCCATCAGGGGCCGCAATAAATGCACCAGATGCACCAGATGCAATGAACCCGATGCTTCCCCATGCATAACTGGCATTTGCTACAGAGTCGTAGCCCAGAATCCCGCGAGGCTTTTTAACACCGTTTCCAGTGATAAACGCCGTACCTTCTTGCTCTGAAAACTCGATACCAACTTCCTCGGCCAACCAGGTCTCGGTGTTGAATACTGCGTCATCCAGCATGCTTTGTGTCGCAGCGGGATTTGCATAGAGCTCCATAGTCGGGAAATCCAACTGCTTCAGAACCGGAGTGTTCGTTTCGGTGCGGGTCTCTTCTTCACCAACCCATCCGGACGAAGTTCCACCGGCATTGTGCAGCTTCTTGTAAGTCGCTGAACCAACCGGAATGACTCGTGCAAGCCGACGCATGGCCGAAACCGTACCCAGAACGCGGGTAATCTCGGTGTCCATTTCTTCGGGCACAACAAAACCGCCATCTGGATCGGATTGAGTAGTCAGCGAGGCTTGCACCTCGAGCTCACGAAGGTTCGCGTCGATGCCCTTGCGAAAGAACTGATTGAATGCAACTTTGTGCTCTGCCTTCGCCTTGTTCGCTTCGGGATCGCCGCCACCACCAGGCAGACGGTTTGCACTGGCTTCCATCGCGTCGATCTGAGCCTTCATTTCGGAAAGCTTGCTCATTTCAACGTTGATCTTGTCGACTTTTTCGGTCAGCAAGACGTCAGACGTCCCTTTCTTCTCGATTTCGGCAAGACGCTTATCGTTTTCCGACTTGAATTCTTCGAACGAAGAACCAAGATCGGCAATTACCTTGTTTAATTCAGACATTTGATGTCTCCATTTTTGAGATTAATTTGTGTAGTGCTTCGATGTTTTCACCATCACCAGCGTCTTGCGTGGTCATAAATGATTTAAAGCCATTGTTTATGATGGCTCTCGCTTGTGAGCGACTTAACCCAGCGTCTTGCGTGAGTAATTGCTCAAATTCTCGTTCGGTCTCAATCGGTTTTTTGGTCGACTGGCCTGTAATATCTTTCGGTGCGTTCGAGTACATGCCCAGATCAAACACTGCACTCGCTTTCTTATCACCGACGACCTTATCGGCAAAGCCTTGGTCAACTAATTCCTCTCCGATGATCCAGGTCTCGTCATCCATCATGGCTTGCACCGTTTCGATTTTGATGGATGTTCTATCGCTGTAGGTTTGCGCCAGGGTGCCGGCGATTCGTTTCAGCAGATCGGCTTCCTTTTGAAACTCGATGTAATCGCCCATCGCAAAGGACCAGGGGTTGTGCATCATGTAATAGGCGTTCTTCGCGATTTGTATTTCATCCCCTGCCAATGCAACGATTGAGGCCATGGACGCGGCGACACCATCAATGCGGGTTATGATTCTCGCGGGATGACTCTCAATAGTGTTGAAGATCGCAGTTCCGTCAAATACATCGCCACCAGGTGAGTTAATACCGACCGTGATTTCCTTGGATTCGATTCGGTTGAAGTCTCGAGCGAACATATTCGCATCGATAAACGGCCAGCCAATCACGTCATAGATCAGAACTTCGGTCTGCCCTTCGCTTGTGTCCATCGAGTACCACTCGCGGTCCTTTAAAGACTTACCCCAGAACGTCGCTACCGTTTTGGCCGCCCTGTCGCTTCTATACTTTTGCATTGCCGCTGGTCTCCATATTCAAAGGCGTGACGTACTCATCACCGCCCGGGTCAGTTCGTGGGTTCATGTTTTCTTTCTGTCGAATTTCGTTCGGGTTAAGCGACCCCAAATTCCAGAGCGAGGTATAGAAAGCGGCGCGCGCAGTCTGGTCGCCGCGCAACAATCCCTCGAGAAGGAACTCCGCAAAAAAGCGTTTGCGCTCCGCTGGGGTAAGCAAGTCCCTGGCAATGGCCTGCTCCCATCGAACCGCCCATGGCGTCATCGAATCGGTGACAAATTCCAGCCCCTGATGCTCGATGTTGTTGTTCGTGGATTTCTCCAGGTGGCCGATCTTGTGCGGCGGTACTCGATATATCCTGGCGATGTCTTCAATGTTGAATTTTCTCGACTCGATGTATTGAGCGTCCTTGTTCGTCATCGATACCTGCATCCAGTCCATGCCATCTTCCAGAACCGGGGTACTGTAGACATTTTCGCCGTTTGCCGAATTATCCCAGGACTCCTGAACGCGCTTGGCGACATCTTTATCCTTGAAGGTTGTCGGATGCTTCAAGATCCCGGTCATTTTTGCGCCGTTCTTGAACGATTTCGCCGTGTGCTTATCCGTGGCCATCGATATGCCAAGGCTTTCGCGCTGGTAGGTTATCGGCGATATGCCGTTAACCCCATCAAATGACAGTCCAGTCAGTCGAAATACCTCATCTTGGCGCAGCGGAATTATCTTCCTGTCCGAATCAGTGAATTCGTAGCTGATCGAATAGTCTTTATGCTGCGTTAACTTGACGCGATCCGGATGCATCGGCAGCAATTCAAGTATTCGGCCAGAGCTCGATCGGTTGATGAAAGAAAAAGCCTTACCCCGCAAGCACAAATGCGCCATTTTGGTTTCGCGAAATTCAAACGATGTCTGGAATTGGTTGGGAGCATCATGCAGCAGCGTGTAGAGAGTCTCTGCGACTGCCCTTTCCTTCCTGTTACCTGTGCGCTCGTAATAGATCAAAGGCAACTGAGCGATCGATTCAGACAGCACACGGACGCATGCATATACAGCTGTCAACCGCATAGCCGTTTCAGGATTAACCACTGAGCCGGAATTACTGGTTGCACCCACAATCATTTTGGCTATCTCGCTCGATTGCGTTATAGCCGCGCTTTTGTTCATGCGTTCGAGAAGCATCGTTAGGCCGTCGCGGACTTGTAAGCAACAAACATCAGAATCAGGCCCACAGATATCAACGACAATTCCGGCTTAATCAGCCAGGCGCCGTATCCAAAAGAGGAAATACCTGCCAGGCCTATCGCGTCATTTATGTAATTATCCAAAATGTATAATTCCTCTGTCGTCGTAAGCGCTGGGCCTGTCATCCTCGTGCGCCATGAATCGGCCGATCGCCATAATCAAAGCGACAGGTCCGTCAATTTTGTTTTCGGGCTTCTGCTTTCGTGGGTATACGTTGTCCTTCGCGTCAATCTTGGCCACGACGTTCGACAGCATCCAAGTCATTACCGGATTACCATCGTAGTGAAATCGTCCAGACTCAACAGCGGCCTCAAGCTCATACATGGCCGGTGACATATTCGCGACTGTGTTTCGAAACTCGACAATGCTTGCGCCCTCTGCTTGCAGTCCTTGGGCCAGTTGCGTAGCGCGCCAGGGGTCGTATGTGACCTCCTTCGCGCCGTATGCATCCATGTCCGCCTTAATATCGGTCTGAATCTCGTTGAAATCAATCTCGTTTCCGTCTGTTGCGATCAAGTGCGCATCATTCAACCACTTCTGATAGTGCATATTCTTCGGATCTAGCACGGTTTCCTCCGGTAAATAGAACCGGCTGAAAGCGTAATAGTGTTTCTTGCCTTCCTGCTCGCGGCAAAAGACTTTCAAAATTGCCGTGATATCGATTCGGCTGGCAAGATCCACCGGAATAATTAGCTCATCACCGATGAAATCTTCCGGTTTCAACGTCTCATCGACGCAGTGCTTGACCTTTTCCATGTTCAGCCAGGCAGTGTGTGCACCGACCCACTGGTTCATGTGCTTGCGCTTGAAGGCGTTCTGCTTTGAAGCGTTGCGAACTGCCTCGGACTGCTGGGCTAGCAAGAACTCGCCGGAAACTGAAACATCATAGTTCGGGTTTGCCTTCACCAGCATCGCCGGGTCCGTCCAGTCGTCGTCCTCATCAATGCCATACATCAGGCAGAAAATACGTTCATCCTTGAACACACCGTCCAGCAGCTTCTGGCATTCGGTTTCCATGTCAAAACATGGGCCTGCAATGTTGTTGCCTGCTGTGGTGATGGCCAATAGTAACGGTTGTTCTCGCGCGCCCATCCCGGTTTCCATTGTCTGCATGAAATCATCGGTAT